GTCGGGCCGATAGTCTGCGCCAGTAACGTCGGCTTGATGGCTATATCCTGTCCATCCATCGGCATCCTTTAGCAAGCTTTCCCAAATATAAGACGGGACAGCCGACGGGTCGCCATACGTACCAAGCCGCACCATGCGATTTGCGCCAAGCTTTGCGACGGCATCCTTGCCTATTGCCGTATCATATACACCACGCTGATAAGCTTTCCAGACAATCAACACGCCTTGCGCGATGTTTACATAGCATGACCGATTGACGGCAAGCTTGCGCGTCGGATCGTCGGTCGGTGTCCCGCGATGGCGACATGCGCCACATATGGAATAGTCGTCGCCGCGCTTGTTAGCATCGCGCGGATCAATATCGCGGCATAGAATGTAGGTTTGAACCATGTCTCCAGTCTTAGCATTGCCGGATTTGCGAATGGCGATTGCAACAATAGGCTTGTCGTCTAGCAGTGATGGGCCGTCGTAAATAATCATGATCTTTTCCTTTCAGTTTTTGAATTCAAAACGCTGTTCAAAATATGCCGGATTGTCCGACATGGCTATGGCATTCGTTACCAGTGAAACGTCTATCTTATCGGCAAGAAACATTTCGATTTGCTGGTCTAGTGTTAGCAAACCTTGCCGCACTAACAGTGTTAGCGCGTCGTTTCTTTCTTGCGTGAATGTTTCGTTAGTCATGTCGCTATTCCTTTCATGCGAATAATTGAAGATAAAAATTTCGTTATATTGTGCCGGAAATCGTGTCAATAGCTGGCGTGAAATTTAATTGAAATGTTTGTGTTTGTTTCATTCGGCGGCATGGTTTGTGCAAGATTGTTTCAATAATAGGACAGGTTTGTTGTCGCAGTTTTTGTGGCATAACGTGTCGCATTTTGGTGTGTCGGTGTCGGATATGGATCATTTTATAGGGGATATGGTGCCGCATTTCATGCATCGCCGGTCTGTTTTCATGTGCTAAAACATAAACACGCCATTCGGTGGCGCATGTTATGGCGTCAATTCATAGCATATGCATTGCCTATCTAGTAAAAATGCCAGGCATTTCAATGGTTTAGCAGCTTTCGATCCATCGCTTGCGCCATGCGCTGGCGCGAATAAGACAAAAGGCGTCGCAATCGGGCGCAATCCGCGCAGATCAAAGGGGGCAGGCAGGGGCCACGGGTAGGGTATGCGTACGTATATATGGTGAAATACACAGATTGGGAAAATTGAGTGTTAACCACAGGGGCAACTCATAACCATCTTATGCACAAGGAATGCACAATCTGCCTAAAAAATAGGCAACTCTGCTGTTCACGATATGTAACATATATTGTAACATTCAGTAACATTGCTTTTTGTTCTTGACAGTGTTTTTGCCGTGTGGTATAACTACTACATATAATGCTTCATTAGATGCTCTACATTAAATAAAAGAACATAGATGTAAAAACATAGATGAAATAAACTTGTTAAAGACATCTAATGCTACATCTAATATAAGCAAACTTGTTAAAAGCATTAGATACAACATCCAATACCCCATATGGACCTAGTTCCGTATTTAATCAAAAAAGTAGTTGACAATGGCAAAGAAATCCGTAAAACTATATACAGACGACGTACTTGGTGCATTCTATGATGCCATCAAGAATAACACATTAGATAAACTACACATACCTCATAGTGACGTATTTTATGTACGTAAGGCAGTAGAAGCACATTATGGCCGCCCTTTCACATTGGAACACGTAGAGTGGGCTATGCGTATGGAAGGATGGACAGACGATGCTGACAGCAATGGTACTGGTATGCAGCCTAGTGACAAAGGGTGACTGTGTATTGTTTACGGACAATCGTGGGCCGTACGATACTCACGAGAAATGTTTTGCACGTGTTGAGGAAATGATTAGGGACTTGCAGCCTACTCTTCCTAACGTACCTTCAGAGTTTAGGTACAAGTGTGCAGAAGTTAAAAAGGGTATTTCGACATGAGTCTACCAGAACGTGTCAAAACAAAAATGAAAGAAGAAGGTCTCACGGCTGTGAACAAGCCAAAGAGGACACCTAACCATCCAACGAAGTCTCACTGTGTGATGGCATCAGAAGGTGGCAAGTATAAGTTTATTCGATTTGGGCAACAGGGCGTAAAGGGTGCTGGCAAGAATCCAAAGACTGCAAAAGAAAAGGCACGTAAAAAATCTTACTATGCAAGGCATGATGCACAGGGTAAACCAACTACTAAGCTGTCTGCAAAGTATTGGTCCCATAAAGTTAAGTGGTGAGTAGAATGGCTAAGAAAAAAAGTAACAAAGATGACGTAATGGTTGTCTCAATCGGTGTAGGCACTGTGCCAGCAAAGAAGCTGAAAGAAATGAAGAAGAAGGCTGAGATGGCATATGGTGGTATGGCGAATGGCAAGAAGCATATGTATTCTGCTGGTGGTGACGTTACTGACAAGCTGCCAAACCCTGGACTGCGTAAGCTGGCCTCCACAACCAAAGGACGGGAAGCTGTACGTAACATGGGCTTTGATGTCTAATAGTGCATCCTGTAGAGCAAGACATACGTAATTGGTCTGCCAATTTTCTTGAAGTACCCAATGCAAAGTTAAATGGCTTACCCCCTTGCCCCTACGCAAAACAGGCGTGGCTAGAAGACAAAGTAACATTCAGTATTAACACTGGGCTGGACGGACTTGTAGAGGTAGTGCAGCAATTTGAGTCCCATGACTATGACATAGTTGTGTGGGCAAACGAAGTGTTACCTGTCATGGAATATCTGGATGGCTTCTGTGACGGCATGAATGAAGCACTGTCAGTGTCAGGCATTGACTTACACTTGATGCAGTTTCACCCAGACTATGGCGCAGATGAAGCAGGTCTGGACTTTTTACTACAAGAGGGTGTAAGTGACCCTGACTTGGAATACTGCATGGTGTTCGTGCAGAAGCTGTCGTTACTAGATGACGCAGCACTTAGTCTGGAGAAGTCTGACTATTACAAGAACTTCCCGACAGATACATATGAAGCCTTAGTGCTAGACAGACGGAGATTAAGACATGGCTAGTAATCAAGAAAAAATGGATGCTCTTGTAAAACTTGCTGACAAGTTGGGACTTAGTATAGCCCAAGCATCAACAGCTATTCGTAATGCAGCAACCCAAAAAAATACATCAAATAAGTCCGCAATAAAAAAGGCAGTTGATAAAGCAACAAAGCAAATGGCACGCGGTGGTTCAGTTGCTGCTAAAAAGATGCGCGGCGGCGGCATGATGAAGACAGCGGCTAAAAAGAAAATGATGCGTGGTGGTGCCGTAGCAAAGAAGAAGATGATGCGCGGTGGCGTGGCTAAGAAGAAGAAGTAAATGGCCAAACAATATGCCAACAGCTTCATGAAGAAGAAGCGCATTCGTAGACCCGGAGTTCACAAGAAAAATGCTAACAAGCGTACAAAACCTAAGACGTACTTTGGTTAGGCAGATTGGCTGGGCAGTCCTTGCGATTGCCAAGCCTTTTGGTACAATCAATAATGCATTGCATAAGCTGTCCAAACGTATTCTGGACATGAATGACTGATGGCTACGTTTCTGTCAAATAAAAATGGCAGGGTACGTAGCGTTGGTCATGACTGCACTACAACTTCACGTGAGACTATTTACACGTGTCCTAAAAATCACACCAGCCTAGTCACCCTCCTGTTTATTTCCAATACAGATACAGCCAACCGTGATGTCACCATTGAGTGGTATCATGCGGATGAAGCTACGTACTACACAGTCTTTACGACATCCGTGTCGTCAAAGAACTTCCTGCAGTTTTCTGATGGCTACATGGTCCTGAATGAAGATGACAGGTTCCATATCACAGCAGGTGTTGCAAACGTAATCAATGCAATTATCAGTGTCGAAGAAATCTTTGACCCTGTAACGCACTAAGGAGTTAAGGAGAGATGCCCCTCACAGCTAAAGGTTCTAAGATTAAAGCTGCTATGAAAAAGCAGTATGGTGCAGAAAAAGGCGAGGACGTGTTCTATGCAGCAGCCAACAAAGGAACAATCAAAGGCGTGGCGAAAAAGCAAAAACTTGCGAAAGGTGGGGCAGCTAGAAAAGCTAGCAAACCGAAGAAGTCTAAAAAGAAGAGCAAAAGTAGAGTTAATGAAGCTGGCAACTACACTAAGCCAGCACTGAGAAAAAGATTATTTGAAAAGATTAAGGCTGGCAGTAAGGGTGGTAAGCCCGGTCAGTGGTCAGCACGTAAGGCACAGATGCTGGCACGTGAATACAAAGCAGCAGGGGGCGGCTACAAGTAAAAATGAAACACGTCTTTCTCCTGTTCGTCTTTCTTGGTACAGGAGAAGACAAACGTCAGGTCAGCAAGGATATGTATTTCCGTGACTTGAATGAATGTGTTTGGTATGCACAGAAACTTCATAAGCAGGGCGGGAACATCACAGCATACTGCTTGCCCAAACTAGTAGACAAAGATATGGAGACGTACTGATGCTTGCCGAACTGGCCGCAGCCAATGCCGCATTCGCCGTAATCAAGACGGCGGTACAGAATGGTAAAGACATTGCTGCTGCTGGCAGTGCTATCGCCAGCTTTGTAGGTGCCAAAGAAGACCTACAAAAGAAAACCCAGAAGAAGGGTGGGGGTAGTGACCTAGAAGAGTTCATGGCTCTTGAGCAGATACGTGAGCAAGAAGAACAACTTCGACAGATGATGATATACTTAGGTCGTCCTGGTTTGTGGAATGACTGGCAGAAGTTTCAGGCAAAGGCACGTGTTGCTAGACGTGAGGCAGAAGAAGAACGCATACGCAAACGTAAGATGTATTTTGAAATAGCTATTGTGACATTTCTTTTAGTTGTAGGCTTGACAATCTTAGCTGCATTTGTTATACTAGCACTTCACGCACAGGGAAGAATATAATGGCACTTCGTAAGCCGCAGAAAAGTTTGGTAGCGTGGACAAAGCAGAAGTGGCGCACTAAATCCGGCAAGCCTTCGTCAAAGACTGGTGAACGCTATCTGCCGGAGAAAGCAATTAAATCCTTGACATCTGCTGAATATTCTGCTACAACTAGGGCTAAGAGAGCAGGAACCAAGAAAGGTCAGCAGTTTGTACGACAGCCTAAGTCAATTGCAAAAAAGACTGCAAGATTTCGCAGAGGTTCATAATGACCCACGTGAAGCACGGCTAGTGGACATTGAGTCAGACTCTGACACTCGTGTTCTTCTCCTGAAGAAAAAGATATGGGAACTCAAGCAAAATGATACAGGCACTAATCGGACCGATAGCTAGTCTCGCCGGTACATGGCTAGATGGCAAGGTCGAAGAGAAGAAGGCTCAGTCAGCCACTAAGGTAGCAAAGGCGCAAGCTGAAGCTATCGTAATGCAGAAGAAGGCTACTGGTGAAATTGACTGGGACTTGGAGATGGCTAGAGGTAGTCAGTCTTCGTGGAAGGATGAGTGGCTTACTATTCTGTTTAGCATTCCGCTTATCCTCGCATTCATTCCTGGTATGGAAGAGGTAGTTGCAAATGGCTTCGCACAACTCAATGCAATGCCTGAATGGTATCAGTATTCATTGGGAGTCATCGTTGCCGCTTCTTTTGGTGTACGTTCAGCTACAAAATTCTTTGGTAAGAAAAAATGACACTTGTAATGGAACGTGTATTGGCTTGGAAAATCTTGCCACGACTGATGATGATTATGATGTCCATATCCGCTTGGCGTGTTGTTGAGTGGTTTATGACTTTAGACAATCCAACAAGCCAACAGGCAGCACTGGTTAGTGTAGTCACTGGCGCAATGACTGGTGCATTTGCCGTATGGATGGGGCATGAGAAATGAAATATCGTAGAGAAAATCTGATTGAGAAGTTGATTGCTCACGAAGGTCTGCGTCTTGAGGTGTATCAGGACACGCTTGGCATCAACACAATCGGCATTGGTAGAAATCTAGATGACCGGGGTATCACACAGGATGAACTGGACTGGATGGATTATCCGACTATTGAGCATGTTTATTCTGATGGCATCAGTGAAGCTGACGCTATGTACCTCGCACAGAATGACGTACAGATTGTCGAAGAAGAACTTCTTGCTGCGCACCCTTGCGTGGAGAACTTAGACGCTGTACGTCAACTTGTTCTCGTAGATATGGCATTTAATCTTGGCGTACCTCGTCTTTGTAAGTTCAAGAATATGTGGAATGCCATTCATGATAGCAACTTTGAAGCAGCGGCAAAAGAGATGCTTGACAGCAGGTGGGCAACGCAAGTCAAGGGACGTGCCACTAAACTTGCTAATGCAATGCACAATGGTGAATTTTAATGGGTAGACAATTAACAGAGAAACAGCAGAAGTTCATGGCTGTGCTTTTTGATGAAGCTGGTGGCGATATGGTCACGGCTAAAAAGATGGCTGGGTACTCTGACGCCACTACAACTACAGAGATTGTCAAAGGCTTGAAGGAAGAAATCCTTGAGGCCACTCAGATGTATATGGCACGTAATGCACCGAAGGCTGCTATGGCTATGACCGGCGCACTGTACGACCCGACTGAACTTGGCATTCGTGACAAGATGTCTGCCGCCAAAGAACTGCTTGACCGTG